TGTGTACAGAGAGAGGGATCAAGCAGACTTAATACCTACATGCTGATTTCTATTTTAAATAACATTGAAAGATGGCCAAATTGAATAAGGCCCCCGAGTGGTAGTTTAGTGGTAGAACAATTGCCGGAATCCGGCAGTAAACCCATGGTTCGATTCCAGGCCACTCGGCAACATCAGGCAGAGTAGTGTGCAACGATGATTCGCTTGTCGCGGTACGTAGGGGCGCGGTACGGCCCCAATTCAAATAATTTATAATTTATGAGTAAAGTTTTAGAAACCTACGTCAGATCACTGGAGGACAAACTAAAAGATGCAAGTCTTGAAAAAGAAATCTTTGACTCATTGATGGCAGAGCATTACGTTCTTAATTTATTTTCAAAGGGCTCTCATATTTACGATTGCATACAATTACTTAAGCCTAGTTTTTATGTTGGATTAGAAAAAGTTAGAAAAATTTTGCAAATAGTATATGATCATTATCCGGTCAAAGCTGTTGAAAATTCTCCAAAATTGAAAAAAAAGGTAGATCTACTTTTAGAGGTATTTTTAGACGAAGACTTATATCCTGCTTTTAGTACTAACGCGGCACAACAGCTTAGTGTTTATAAGTGTTTTGCACAAGGTGATCACTTGAGGGATTACGTTTCTGCAATTTGCAAAAATGATTCAAGTTTAATCAATGGTGTAAGAGATGCTTTAAATTTTCTTCACCAAAATGGGTATTGGTTTGATCCTATATGTGAGGATCCAAGATATCGAACTCCATATAATTCCTTAGTTCAAGGTGTGTTGAAGTGTAAAGTCATTACGTCTTCTGAGTATAGTGCAGAAAAGGAAATAAATGAGTGGCTAAAACAAGAAATCCCGACTATCAAGTTTTTTAATCAAGTTGGAATTAAGGAATCAAATGCAAGATCAATAATTACAACAACATTTATTTATGAGTAATCTAACCTATAATAAAATACATTTAAAGGATACATCGGTTAATGATCCGATGGAAATTGTGATTGAGGAATTGCAGGATTTTCTGTGCGCCATGGCTTTTAATGGCCTAAAATTCCCTGTATGCTTATCCAATATAGGTAGTGATGAGTTTTTTGAGTTTCTGGATAAATTAAATAATGATTTAAAAATTATTATTGATAATCACTACAAGATCTTTAGTCGTCCTCCAAAGCTTGGTGAAGTATTTAGGGCTTTAAACAAAGAAAAATCTAGTTACATAGATGGCGCTGAAAAGGAACAAAGGGATTTAGCTTTAAAATGGTCTAAGGAAGAAATAAACAAGTACTGCCAGAAGTATAAGGCAAATTTTGGAAAGCATCCTGTCTATGTTCCGTGTAATCTTTTTTCAGGCTTGATCCCTTTGCATTCAGATATGTCCTCTCATGGCATCTACTGGCACGAGCTTCTTGGAGCAGTGCGTTATTACGTCGGGGATGAAACCTCGATCGCCTCAATTTTCTGGAACGACAATCCTAATGAAGGCATTGAAATCGAATACAATAAAAAAAATCCATCTACTGGAGATTTACTGTTCTTTAAAACGAACCAAGGGGGCACTGGGTGTGCGATACAGCCCCAAACCGTAAGGACCAAGACTGTAGGAATCTGTACAAATCAAACCTCAAATAAAAATTCTTCTAAAGAGTGTCAGTCGGATACAGTCCATCCTTTGCGATACAATCAATACTCACTGGAGGCATGGGATATACTTGAAAGAATATATGGCACCAAAGCAGTGGCTTTATGGTGTGAGATGACGGCTATGAAGTATCGGTTAAGATTAAGACATAAGGATGCAGTCGAAAAGGAGCTTGAGAAAGAAAAGATATACCTGCAGAAAGCCAAGGAGCTTCGAAACAAAAAAACAGGTATTTTCCCAGAATCCCTTTAAGTTCCAGTTGTGAAAATCAAACGTCTTAAAGGCCCAACGGCCACGAGTAGCCATAAGAAGATAGAAGCCAAAGTAGTCAATGAAAACAAAAGCAAAGGAAGGACCCGGAATGATAACCGGTGGCTGTATGATTCGAGAAAATGGAAGGATAGGGTAAGGCCATCGAAAATCAACCGGGATCCCCTTTGTGAAATTTGCCTTGAACGAGATGAATTTAAGGACGCAACCGAAGTGGATCACATTAAGCCAGTGAGTGCCGGAGGAGCGCCTTACGACATGGACAATTTGCAAAGCTTATGCTCGTCCTGTCATAGTAGAAAATCAGCCAAGGAGCGACACATGAAAACAGAGAAAAATGGCAGGGAATTCAAACAGTGGTAGAGCACCAAAGCCCGATGGAATTAAAAAGCTAGAGGGAACCTACAGGAAGGACCGCGAGCATAAGGACTTCATGAAAGAAAACGCTCAGCCCTCCAAAATGATTAAGATGCCTCCAGTTCCAAAGGACCTTGGGAAAAAGGGCCGTGAAGTGTGGAAAAAAACTGGCACCCTTCTTGCACAAAAAGGCGTACTTTCTGAAATCGACATGGAGGCATTCTACACGATGTGCAAGATGTACGACACATACGATGCTCTCAAAGAATACCTAGAAAGCCCGGTTAAAACAAAAGCCCAAGACTTTTACAAAGCACAAACAGTTTACAAGGCCATCAAGGAACTCTGGGCAGAATTTGGGCTCACTCCCAAAGCCAGAATGAAACTGAACGCTCCCGAGGTAGCCGATCCAAACGAATCTCCCCTAGCCAAACAACTTAAAAAAGCCAGAGAGCAAAAGAAATGATTGAGGAGGTATTATACGACGAACAAGTTTTGCAGATAGAACAAGACATTCTATCAGGCAAGCGCGTTGCCGGGAAACACCTTATTCAAGCGATTAAAAGACATTATGACGACCTTGAAAATGGAGAGGAACGAGGCATCTATTTTGATATCGAAATCGCCAATCATGCGGTCCAATTTGCAGAGTCACTTCGTGATTATCGAGGTGAATTCTCCGAGTTGTTCTGGTGGCATCGTCTGGATTTATATTACACATTCGGGTGGAGAAGAACTGGAGGAGCAAGGCGATTTCGGACCAAGTATATCTCCATGGCTCGTAAGAACCAGAAGACAATCACTCGTCCGGCTAACATATTCTATCACATCCTGTTCGAAGATGAGTATGCTCCCGAGGTTTACATTTCCGCAACAAAGGAGGACCAGGCCAAGATTTGTTTCGGCGATGTTAAAACGATCCTGGGTAACAACCCAGAACTATCCAGTATCTTCACGGCCAATGCAGAGAACATATTTTCACATGAGTTCAAGGCCAAGGTCAAGTTTTTGACCTCCAATCCAAAAACTGCCGACGGTACTCGTCCTAGTTACGCGATTATTGATGAATACCACGAATTCGACGATGATGGTATGATCGACAAGCTAACTACGGGGATGATCAACCGAAATGATCAACTTCTAGAAATAATCACTACCAGAGGGGTTGACCGCTATAAACCCTGTTACCAACGCGAACAAAAGGTTTTTTTACCCGTACTATACGGAGAACAAACACAAGACTCAATTTTTGTTTTAATTTTCGCTCCTGACCCAGAGGACGAAGAGGATATTGACAACCCCACCGTTTGGTTAAAGGCAAATCCAAATTTAGGGCATACTATTAAGCTAGAGACTTTCAAAGAGATGCTAGAAAAGGCGCGTCTCGCTGGGTCATCTGCATTGAATAGATTCCGGACCCTAAACTTAAACATCTGGGTAGATGCAGATGAAGAATTTGTGGAGGCTGAGAAATGGGCCCAAGGATCGGCTCCTACAAAAATTGAAGACTTTTACGGCAAAGAGTGTACTGTATCTCTTGACATTGCCATGACTGACGACTTTTGCGCTATGTGTATATCCTTCCCTCACGGTAGCCGATTTGATGAAGATTGGATGGAAGAGCTAATATTCACTCAGTTTTGGTACTTCTGGATACCCAAAAACACTGTTGACAAGCGGGTCTCTCAGGGATTGTCTGCCATTAAGGACTGGATTTATGAGGGATGGGTTACGGTAGTCAATAGTGACTTTGTGAGCCACTCGGACATTGAAGATAAATTACTATTTATCAACTCCAATTTTAAGATCAAGGAGTGTGTGTTCGACAAGTGGAATATTGGTTCCATCGCGGAGGTAGGCAGTAATGCCGGTATCGAAATGGTTGAATTTCAACAGACAATTACAAACTATACTGGTCCGACTAAGTGGTTCAAGCAAATGGCCTCTACTGGGCGTATTAAACACGGAGGCAACCCCGTAATGAAGTGGATGCTTCGAAATGCCGTAGTAATCGAAGATACAAACGGGAACGTTCGGATTACAAAAGATAAAAAACGATCAAAAGGCAAGGTCGATGGGGTAATTGCTTCGATTATGGCCGTGGGTGCGGAGTTTTATCGGGAGGAGCTGAATGAACCATTTTTTGAAGGATTTGACTGATGAAAACTGTTAAGGAATACTTTGTTGAAATCTTTGAGGAATTCGCTTCACAGTATTCCTACATAGACTCCTATTACCTTGCAGTCATTGAGTTTGAACGAAAAACCGACTTTCAAAGCCCATACTTAGACTTTCACAGCTTTATTAGAACTTATTACAAGACATGGAAACAAAAAAAACAGCACAGGAATACTTCACTCAGCTCTACCACGAGTCCTTGAAAAACGGGAATACCCGTGAGCGAGCGTTTGATATTGCCTGCATTAATTTTGAGTTAAAAAAAAACCTAAAAGCCCCCTACCGTAACTTTCCTTCTTTCTATCGAACATCTATCCACCTAAGAAAAAAAAGGCTTGCAAGTTTAAAAAGTGAAATAAGTTCACAACCGCACACAAATCAAAAATAGAACTTTGGCGTAAATCCACACAAAGTTAAATGCCGGGTATAATTGATTGGTTTGGTTTGAAACGTCTTGGGGGTGCTCCGGCCACCTCTAAAGACGAACGTTATGAGTCTTTTGAGGAAATTAGCCTTCGAAGCTCAGATGATTTTTGGGAAACTAACCACATTACTGGATTGCCAAAATCCGGTTACGCTTTTTCTAGCTCAGGAGTTAAGGTTACACGAGAAGTCGCATTAAAATTTTCCGCTTATTTGGCGTGTATCAAAGTAATTGCCGAATCAATATCTACACTTCCCATCAGACTGTATGAGGATACTGAACAGGGGATGCGCGAGGCAAAGGGTCATTACATAAACAACTTTTTTAAGCGTCGGCCTTCTGAATATCAGTCGTGGCAAAGACTGATTAACAGCATTATGGCGGATGCAGCAGGTACCGGAAATGGGTATGCTCGCATTTTTAGAAATGGCTTTGGTGAACCTATTCGGATTCAGTATTTAGCACAGCACGAGTGTACACCGTATCACGAGAAATGGTCTGGCCACGAAAAACTGTATTATCATGTCATGGGCGAGGCAGTTCTTCCCTCTGATATAATTCACATTACTGGTTTTTCAACGGATGGAGTTAAGGGGATTTCTCCCATACACTTGTTAGCGGAAGAAATTGGAATTGGAGCGCAAGCCAATAGCTCTCTAGGCAAGTTTTACAAAAACGGCTTCCGGTCTCAAATTGCTTTTTTAATTGGCGCAGCCCTAAATAAGGAGACTCGTAAAGATTTTATTGAGTCGGTTAAAAAGCAACGTCATAACAACTTTTTAGTATTAGATGGAGGAAGTGAAGCCAAGGCCTTAAACATTTCTCCGAAAGATGCAGAGGTTCTTGCCTCTAAGGAGGTCAGCATGAAAGATGTGGCCCGTGTAATGCGTGTCCCCTTGCATAAAATTGGCTTGATGGAGGCCAGTACCAACAACAACATTGAACAGTTGACAATTGATTTTGTCACCGATACGCTTGTTCCCTGGATTACACAAATTGAGCAGGAATTAACCTATAAGTTGATTCCGTACGATACAAAGTACAGCGTCAATTTAAACCTTGATTTCATTATGCGAGGTAATACCAAGATGAGATCTGATTATTACCGTGCTCGCTTTGCGACTGGTTCAATTTCTCCCAATGAAATTCGATTTAGAGAGGGAGACCTAATTGATCTTGAAAATGAGCTGATGAATCAAAAATTTGTTCAGTCTGGATTTGTACCACTAAAGGATGAGTTCCTTGCGCAAAAGGCTGACAATAACTTAAACACGCAACAAAACAGCCAAACAGATGAAAGCTGAAAATAGAGATATTACAGGTAGCGTAATGATAGAAAACCAGGACGAAAGAAAGTATCTGGTTGGCCGTTGGACTCCCTTTGACAGCCCATCCGTCCTTATGCACACAATGCGGAAGAGAGGAAATGGGTATGAGGTTATTCGCTTTCGTGAAGTGATTGATAAAAGAGCTTTTGATAAAATGGACTGGAGCGACTGCCTATGTGTTGCTAATCATGATGAGAACTCCGGATACATCGCACGGTATGGTGTTTCTCTCGACATAAGCAAAGGAGATGATGGGATGTACTATCGCGCTCAACTTCTTGAGTCCGATCCTCGGGCGATGACCGTAATGGATTACACGCAGAGGGGAGATTATCGAGGAAATTCCTTTGCCTTTATTGTCGACGAATCCACCGAAAAGTGGGAACGGCAAGCGGATGGAACCTATCTAAGAACCATCAACGATATGAGCAAGGTGTATCATGTTGGTCCCGTGTATCGTCCTGCCTACCCAAACACGAACGTGTCTGTTCTTTCTCGATCCGTTGACCTGTTAACAACAGAGGAGGTAATTGAACAAGAGATCCGAGATATTGAGATGTCAAGGAAAAAACGTCTTTTATCGATTTCTCTTACTGAAAAGCTTATTCACTCACTCAAGTAATTCACCAACTTAATTTTTACAAAAAATATGTCGCACGCAAAGAAAATTGAACTACAGCAAAAGCTTGGTCAAGCTGTGAAGCAATACCGGGATTTTATCGAAAGCCCTGATTATGAGGCAGCCGATGGAGAGGCAAGAGCCACCCAGATGGACAACGAAATCAAGTCGATTGAAAATCGAATTGCACAAATTAAAGCCTTGGAGGAAAAGGAGCAGCGTTATGCGCAGGCTCGCGTTGACGCTCAAGGACAAGGACAACAAGGCGAAGGTGATGACGCAAATGCTACCTACAGGGCAGCTTTCAGAAGCTACTTAAGCCGAGGCAACAGCATCACGGCAGAGAACCGTCAAATTCTTGAGTCTCGCGCTGCCCAGTCATCATTAGTTGGCGAGGATGGTGGTTTTACGGTTCCTGTAGAACTTGCTCAGGAAATTGAGAAGTTCTTGAAAGCGTATGGTGGTATCTACGATATTTCTCGTGTGATTACGACCGCATCTGGTAATCGGATCAACTGGCCAACCGGCAATAACACAGGTCGTAAGGGCTACATTGTAGGTCAAAACGTTCCTGCAGGTGATGCCACTAAGGTTGCCTTTGGAAGTATTCCACTTGATTCACACAAGTACACGTCTGGCGAGTTGTTGATTCCGCGAGAGTTGATCGAAGACTCTGATTTTAACATCGAGGCATACATTGCGGAGGAAATCGCCGAGTCTGTTGGGCGCGCAATAGCCGAAGATATGGCTATTGGAAGCGGCACTAACAAGCCCCAAGGGGTTGTTGTAGGTGCATCATCAGGTATCACAGGCGTTCCAACCGGAATTACTTTTGATCACATGATTGATTTGCAGCATTCGGTTAATAGCGCCTATCGTGCTAATGCGCGTTACGTGTTTAACGATGATACCCTAAAAGTTCTTCGGAAAGTAAAGGGTACTGATGGACACTATATCTGGACCATGGGGGATGCTCGTACTGGCGCACCTTCACTTGTAGCCGGTATGCCATACACGATCTCTGACGACATGCCAAGCATCGCTGCCTCGGCTAAACCAATTGTTTTTGGTGATTTCAGTAAATACCTAGTCCGTTCAGTGGGTGAGGGTCGTTTACTCCGCTCGGCTGAACTCAACATGGTGTCGGATCAAATCACTTTGGTTTATTTCCGTCGTGTTGATGCACGGGTTGTCAACAACCAGGCGCTGAAATTCCTTCAAATCGCAGGAGCATAATCAAGGAGGGGAAACCCTCCTTTAATCCCTTTTTAAAAATGGCTAAAGTAAAAAATACTACGGCGATAATTGATGAAACGCCGGAACTCGAAATAAAAGAAAAAGGTGCGGAGGGCGAAGAGGCCCCGGAAACTGACACAAAGGAGGTAGGCGAAACCCCGGAAATCGAAACGGAAAAGAC